CCCGCCGCTACGGCGATGGGTTCATCAGCAGAAGGAGGGACAGGGGATTGTCCCCTCTGCCCCTCCTTTCTGTTAATCTGGAAGCCAAATAACTGACTCATGATTATAATTCAATAGTTGAGCGTTCAACTATTTATCAGACTACGCCAAGACCAGAAACGCCTGCTCTTGATCCACCTTCTGCGGTGAAGTAAGAATACTGCCATTCAACTGTGAATTCCTCAATCTGATCGTTGCTATCATAAGCAAGATCGATAGGAGAAACGTTAGTTGGGAAGCAATAATGCAGGGTGTACTGTCTAAGGATAGCACCTTCTTCGGAAGCATCCTTCTCAAGTTGCTTAACTCCAAGATCTGCTGTGTAACCAGTAGAGTTGTTAGGAGTAAACAGAGGAGAAGTATTGCCCTCGTGTGTGTTGATGCTATTTGCCCATTGCTCAAAGAATGCACGGAGTTTGAAGTCCTTGTCATTGAAGAAGGTTGCAGTCCAAGTATCGAAGGTTCTGTCACCTGCGATCTTAACTGTTCTTCCTCTGAAAGGAACTTCGATAACACCTAGGTTAGATCCTGGGAGTGCAGCAGACTTACAAAGAATATTTGTAAGAGTTGCATCTTCGGTCTGCAGTGCGATCGACTGTGGGAACTGTACATCGATCAGGAACATATTGGGCTTGACGCCCTGCCCAATCGTTTGTAAGAACTGACTTACGTTGGATGATGCCATTTGTTAATACCTCGTAATTTTTTCTCTATTATTAATTATCTACCAACAACTTCACTGAACGAGACGCCCGTTCTTGTAGCAGTTACGGTAACTGTTACATAGTTGATAGAGCGGGTTGGTTTGAGGTAGAGTTCAGCAACAAACTCGTTACGATCAATGACTTCAGGTGTGTTATTTGTTTCGTCACAAACAACTAAGAAATCAGTAACGCCTCTACGTGCCTGAACCTCAGCAAGGTACGAACCGATAGAAGCAGAGAAACCAGAACGGGTAGTGCTGTCATTCTGCTCAAAGAGAACTGCTTCTGCTAGACCTCTTGCTCTCTTCTCAACATTGAGGAAGAGACGACGAACGTTGATACGATCGAATGCAGAAGGAGATGCAAGTGCAGTTTTGTCACCGAATAGAACTGGACCAGAACCAGGGAATGCAACAATTGGGTTGATTGAGTTGCTGTAAAGATCGTCTCTCTGTGCCTTGTTAGGATTGAAAGCGAGTTTTACAACATTCTGTAGACCACCACGGTTGGTGCCTGCAGGGGAGAACCAATCATCCAAGATTGCTGAAGTAGAAACACAAAGACCAGCAACGTCACCATTGCAACCGATATAACGATACTTATCGTTGAAACGATCGTAAGTGTACTTAATGCCACTGTCCTTAACAACGTAAGAACTAGATGCGATTGTGTCCATGAACTCTAGCGTATTTGCTAGTTGAGTTGCAGGAGATAGAGCAGCGCCACCAGAAACAGCGACCTGATCACCAGTCCAAGGAGAAACGAATGCAATGCAATCTTTTCTGCTATTTGCAACTGATGCAACATAACCTGCCTTAGCGCGAGTATCAGATTCGTTAGCACCATCTCCACCCATTAGAACGAAGTCTACAGTGGTTTCTTCTGTGTCTAGGAATAGATCATATGCTGCTTGAATTTCTCCAGCAGTATATGCGTAATCATCAGCACCGCCAGATAGAGCACCACCTGCAGTAAGAAGAATTCTTGCAAGGACTAGAGGAGATGCAGCAGTAGCACCATAAGATGCAGCAGCAGCGCCTGGATCTTCACCAGCAGTTGTTACTTCACCAGCACCAAGTGCAGCACCAGCGTAGATGAAATTAGAATACTCATTAACAGCATCCTTCCAATAAGTAGATCCACCCTCAGGGGACTTACCATCGGATAGTTTGGAGAGATATGTTAGTCTCTCGACGATTGTATTGGTTGCAGTGTCAACGACAGCAACGTGTACTTCGTCATATGAAAGGAAACGCTCAGCAGCGAAAGCACTAGTGCCAGGGCGAGGAGCGATTGCCTTGTAAGTTAAACCTGTGTTACCGATTGCTCTTGCATTCCAGTCGGAAGAAGTGTATGCAGCGGAACTGTCTCCAGATGCAGGAGTTGGATCAGCAGATCCTCTAACTACTCTGAATTGATTTGCACTGACTACTTCGTAAACTTCGTGAGCAACGGAGTTATCATCTGTGTATGTACCACCAACAGCAAGACCGTGACCAGTCTTATTGATGGTAAAGTCTGGACCTCTGTCTGTAATGACAACCATTAGATTGTTGCCATCTCCACCAGCGTCACGAGCAATGAATTTCTCACTAGAAACACCTGCATCGAATGCTGCCTTGTCACCGACAAGGACACCAGTTCCAGATTCTGTTGCGTTTAGTACACCTGTTGCTGCACGAACAACTGCGAGTTGACCACCGTAACGGAGGAACTCAGATGCTACTAACCAGTCACCAGCATTTGCCTCAGCTGGTGCGCCGAATGTGTCAATCAGTTCTCTTTCAGAACCAATTTTTGTAATTTTGCCTACGGGTCCTTTGCGGAATGAAGAAGCAATAGCGCCAACTAGAGCACTAGAACCTACTACAACTGCATTGGATAAATCACGTTCTCTAATAACAACACCAGGCGAGACTTGACTTGCCATGTTTTTACCTCTAGATATCAAATTTATCTAAAAGTATTTAGAAATTCCTCTTGCTCTAGAGGGGAAACAATGCATGAACATACTACCAGTCTGGATATTCCCATCTATCCAATATCTTATCTGCCATCCTGCTTGCAATTACTCGCATGATCGTGCATTCTTTACATTCATATGAATATCCCGATGGCAATCCTCTTTTAGATTTCCTAGTCATATAGAAATCTTCAATCAAATTCTTTTTCTTTCCACAAGATCTACATTTTCTTTCTTTGAAAAGAAGGTGTTCCAGACTGAACTGATCCCCAATATCCATCAGTAGTTCCACATATAACCGACTTCTTCTTGCTTGTCTCCGTATGCCCACAGATCGCCGTCAGCGTCAAGGAAGGTATCGTCGCCCATACCATCATCGATAAACCCAAAAGGAGCCATGTCTTGCTCAATTTGATTTCTTTGTTCTTCATAAATTCTCCTCCTGATGTCCTGATCGGTCATCTCTTTAAAGTATTCCTGCATGACCAACCATGCAAACAATACCATACACATTACAAGGTCATCGTGATAACCCTCGTCTGCTTCCCACGCTTGTTTCTTCTGCACAAACGTAGTAAGTTCTTGGAAGATTTGAAAATCGTTAAACAGTAATTTGTCTTCTTCAATAATTGCTTTAAGATTAGCGCAACCGATCTTCTTAACGGTCACACTCATCTTGACACCTAGTTGTGTTTTTGTTCCTGAGAAACCTTGTCCGACGACTTGACCCGCCCTACCTCGCATCGCGCACATGAGGACGTTAGGATATTCAAGATCGTAATTAAGAGTAGCAGCAATACTATCGCCAATATCATTTACTTCTACCAGGATGTATGGATTATTATATTCCTTCGCTACTTGGAAGATGACGGATGGAAACAGAACAGGTTTAATCTCATTATTTCTGTACTTCGCAACGATCTGATACGGCATCGAGGTGATATCAAACACGATGAAAGCACTATAGTCGCCGCCAATTCCTCTGGCAACATCAACAGTAATGATATATTCGTGATCCTTCTCTGCTCTCGTGTAAACGTCAAGTCCTGCATTGCTTTGGATAGGGTCGTGAAATGGTATAGTCTGTAGTTTTGCTGGACTAATCAGTGTGTCAGCAGAACCAAGGAAGTCACATTCAAATTCTTGTGCGAACTGTCGTGGTGACGTGTTCTTAATTGTCTCCTCTTTCCATTTAGCATCACGTCCAGGAACTTGAGACCAATGTACTTCATTTGTAACATAATCATTCTTACCTCTCCTAGCATCCTCCCACATCTTATAGAAGTGGTTCATGCCGTTAGGCGTAGAGATGATAATTACTTTCGTTGATTTACCAGACGTAATAGTAGGATAAACAGAGGCAAAGAATTGCTCTGCAACATGGTTTGGAACGAAAGCGAATTCGTCGAGG